AACATATGCCTCTATATCCACGCGCTACTTACGCTCTTTTGTGCCATTGTGTATTGCAGTCCTGATTTCCCTAACCCTGTCAGGAATGTACTCATTGCCGACGTTGTACCAGAATACGCCGCGACATCACCGTAATATTTCTGCATTGTCGCCGATGTTTCTCCACTGAACTTAATTCTTTGCTGTTCTTCTTCCGCCTGCATTGCCGTCTCTGCCAACATAAGAAGCGGTGAACCGGAAGTAATATCAACTCCCGCCTTTGCGTAAAGCGATCTTTGCTTACCCATGAGACTGGAAAATTTAGCCTCTGAAGATTCTTGGTCTTGCTTCATTTTCTCAAGAGCGACATTTGCGTTATAGTCGTAAGCCGCACTTTCCGCCTGACCTTTCTTGTATTGAGCAAGAGCCGATATCCCGCTACTGGCCGCCCCAATCCCTGAATATACTCCCACCATATCAGAAGCTGTTAATTCCATTTCACCGCATCCTTATTAAAGATTCGACTATACATGATTACGTCTTGATTCGCAGGACCGTAAGCCTTTAAAACTCCCTCTCGTTCAAAACCGAGACATTGAAACCACTTCTCGTTTTCTTCTGTCACTGATACTGCCTGAACTCTACAAAAACCATTTTTCTCAGCCATTGTAGGAATTCCCTTTTTAAGTTCCCTGAATGCTGATAATCTAAATTTGTAAAATAAAGATGAAATCAATACCCATGCCTCTCCACGCTTCCAACCAAGATTTATTATTCCGCCACACATAACTGGTGTATGTAAACACATCAATGTTAAAGCTACACTGCCTGGGCTTAAATATGCCACGAGCATTTCATTCACTGTTTTTTCTGGAAGTTCTTTCCCCATGTCTCTATTACGGTTAATAATATCGACAGCATGTTCGGCGGCAAAAGGAACAACCTTTATGATTTCAATCTTCATTTACGTTAAGCCTCGGAATTATAGCCTTTAATGTAAAGGGCAAAGGGTTGTCATGTGCAATACACAAAGTCGCTTGGTCATCCCAGTTGCCTGCTAAATCTATGGTCTTATCCCCGGTAAATAAAGAAGGCTGTATTCCTGTACCAAAAGGAACTTCATACAAATGGTCTTCATCCATTCCTATCTTACAACCAACTGTTTCATAAAAACATAAAGTCGCCTTGTTTATCTTTTGTTTTTTACCTCTCGTTGTGGATTGTTGACTGCCAATGTTGGGGTTCATCGGTTTAATGGTTGTAGTGAAAGGAAGACCAACATGGATCAAGTTACAATAATAATCGAATTGCAATGATCCACTCGCGACAATGCCTTCAAAAATAAAAGCCCCGTCTCCAAGTGCGACAACATCCTTGCCTTCAAGATGAGAAAGCCCAGTTACTTCGTTTGTAACTTTAGTCGCAGTGCCATCTGAAACGTAAGCTGTCCATGTACTTGAATCTATACCGGACAACTGAAAGGTAAGAGCATCAGCACCCGCAACTGTATAGGCTTCATCCAACGCTTGATTCGATTCCGTCATTCCAACTACAGATTTAATCTGAACTTTATCACCGTTGATAAAGGTATGACCCAGAGTCGTTACAACTGCGGGCTTTGCTTGCGTGATATTCGTAATATTTATAGAGTCACCACCATCCCAAGTAAGGCCGCAATGAACAAAAAAGGAATCTTTGAGTTGTGAAAATATCTCTTGAGGTTTAAAAAACTCTACATATCTAACGGTACTGCCACCGATAATTCTATTAACGATCAACCAGACTTGATCTTCATTATTCTCCTGAGTAATCGCGGCAACAGATTCTATAATCCCATCAGTAACGATCCTGAACCACGCATAGACTTGCTCCTGAGATTCATACGTCATCCCAAGTAATTGACCATCCGCCCGTACAGCCCAATATATAGGATACGGTTCTGATTGAAACGCCGTCTGAACAATGCCGGATGTAGTTTGTGTATCACCTTTTGTAATATGTCTTGCAACACGAGTTAAGTCTGGCGCGACCCATTTATCATTTTGCCAGATATATTGTAAAAGTCTTACTGTCCTTGTTGATCTTGTCACCCAGAGAATATCATCATTAGCTATCTGTGGATGAATATTCCCGACACCTGTTGTAATCTGTTTTTTAGCATCAACGCTGGTCTGAGTGAGGGGAGTACCGGAAGCGCCTTCCATTCTCCATACACCGCTTGATGTTCCAAGCATTAATTGTTGCTGACCTACAAGCCATCTGATTCTGTCTATCTTCCCGGAGATAATATCAAATTGGATAGCATAATCATCTTCGCCAGTATCAGATATAAAATTCTCATAATCACCCTGGACGCTGCCTCTGATTCTTTGGGGATAATTATCAGAACCGGCTACCATGAGACGCTGTTCAAAAAAAGTGCAGCACGCGGGATATTCTCCTTCTGAAGAAAACAGTGCTACAACTTTGACAACCCATCCGCCAGTTGAATAAGTCTTGTAACCCGTTGAATCAGCATCAATCGTGAAAGTGTTTGCATCTACATAAGTTACGGTAAATGTTTTGTAATTAACCTCCACCATTCCCACAACATGGTTTATATAAACTTTATCGTTATTTAAAAAGCCGTGGTCGTAACATGTTACAGATGCAGAAGTCGCTTTTGTAATTGCTGTTATTATCTTTGCAATAGTAGATGTTTTTGCTATATCCTCGGTTCCGGTGAAAGTCGGGGCGGCAAGAGTCCATGATGTATCTGATACCCTTGATAGGGTTTGCGGGGCATATCCTCTATGAAAAATATAAAGGACATCGGCGCTTTGCGTATCGACATCCAAAAGAAATAGATCAGCTTCCTGATATGGGGTAAGAACTTCAACGGGAACATTAGAACTATCAATAATTTGCCCTTCATTTGTAAAAAATCGGATATATTCATGCCCGAATTCAAGAAGGTATGTTTGTGAAGTAGAAAAAGAGAAAGGTACAAGACGCGCCTTTCTAAATGAATATTTTGTAGATTTAATAAAGTATGTGCCAGGCATCTTCTTTGCCCCACCTTCAACAATAGGTATGGCATTTTCAAGTATCTGACAACCAGACGCATATTTGGATATGTCGAATCTGGCTTCGACAAGGGGTGAAAGTTCACCCGCATTGAACGAATTTTGCGGCGGTGTTGCTTTTGGCATTATCTCCCCGCATTCTCCCAGTCGCTACTTCCGGCCTCGTCTTCAATGTAATCATAACTCTCATTGACTGCCGCCGCCGAATTAAGCGAGTTTTTATAATCTTGCATCTTTGCTACAGCCTTTTGCTTATCCTCTGTAATTGCTATTGCGAGTTCGGCCGATAACCTATCCGCCAGACAGTTGCAAAAAGCCGGGGTACACAAAGAATAATCAGAAATCTTACGAATGTAGTTGATATAAAGGTCTTGCGCTGAATTGTCGTAATCCGTCAGGAGACATAATTGACTTGTATCAGGCAAAGCCTCTATAACGTAGGGCAATCCGGCCGGATACACAGGAGGGTCATAATTAAAAAACCGAGAATAACCTGTAGGATCAACGATGTAATACCAATAACCCACTGGATACGCCACCGGGTTAGTTCCTTTTGACGAAGACTGTTTCGGTTTTACAAGGCAAAGAAAATCAGGTGGCAGTGGATAGGCAAACTTATAGGCATATAACGGGGATGTAGTGCTGACTGCCATTTTATACCGTATCTTTGCAAACCGCCAAACTTTTGCCTGCAATACTTCATCAAAGATATAATCCCATACGGCCTGTGCTTTAGTTGAATTCGCTGAACCCTCATCAATAGCACTGATAACATTCGCACCAATCCGCAAGAGGGCAAGATTAACAATTCCCACCTGACTGTAAGCCACAACTTCCCCCTTTGAAATCGGGGAGACAGAAATTATCTATCTCCCCTTTTTCTTTCACTGAACTTCAGTAACAGGCTCAAGCGTTTTCAATTCTTCATCGAATTCAAAAGGGTCAGCTTTGGGAATCTTTTCCTTTTTCACGCCGAGCTTTTTCAGGTTATCGAGCGTTTTTAATCGCCGTTCTCTTTCTGCCTTAATAGCGATAATCCGCCCTTCTTTTGGAAGTTCAAAATAGATCGCGCAAGGATTAGTAGGATCAATATCGTATTTCTTTTCACGATCAAACCTGATAGTCCTATCATCAACGCAATCTTTCAAGCACAACCCAATCATAACATTGTCCTTTCTTACGGCGTATTAAGTGGTTCTGCATCGCCGAAGTAAATGGTAGTCTTGCCCGCACCAGCCGAACCCCCGTTAGGTGTAAACATCCCACAGGCAAACTGAAGCATGGGGACTGAACCCATCGGGACAAAAAAGTGCGCACCTTTGACAAGTTGCGCTAAAGGAACATCCATCCCCGTATGCTTGGTGCTTGAAGTGGTAAGGCCCGTAGCTGCACCTTGCAGAATCCAAAAAGTAACCGATGTTGAAGTGGTGAACGTGGTAGTCACTATGACGTGCATACCAAAAGCACCACTCTTATTAACTCCGGGTGAAGTCACTCCAAAGTTAATTTCGTTAGTCGTTACGGCCTCTGAAGTATTGGCCGTATCGCTCTGAAGCAAAAATTGATAATCATAAACTGGCATTGTTTCACCTCCTCCTTAACTCAATCCGGTTTCGGTATTGATAATCTTTTCCGCAACCATTACCGGAATTCCCTGGAAGCGTGTTACCGGTCTGCCCCATACATCACCCGTCATTGCATCCTGGGTGAAGTAAGTATTTGTCTTCTGAGACACGGCACGAATATCCATCTGGGTCTTGATTGTCCGGTTACAGAAAATAACCGTTCCTGGGTCTTCGCCAGCGCCTGGAAGCCTATTTTTCAA